GAAATTCAAAAACTTGAAGAGGAAATGATTGTCAGTTATTCGCTTCCCGTAAATGATATGATAGGATGATTCAGTGCCTACAAATGTGTATTTTAATAATTTTGGATATGCTCGAGAGCAAGACCTAGTAGAAGATCTTAGTATTGAAGCAATTAAGATCTACGGGCACAATGTAAAGTATATTCCAAAAGCAGCAGCAAGAAGAGATCCTCTCTTCGGTGAGGACACTCTCGCTACATATGATGATGCAGTTGACATCGAGATGTATATCAAGAACGTAGAAGGCTTCGAGGGTGAGGGTGATTTCTTATCTCGATTTAACTTAGAGATTAGAGACTCGGTGACTTTTACCGTCGCAAGAAAAAGATTCGATCAGGCTCGATCCGAAAGACTTACAACAGAGGTGGGATATAGTTATCTACAGGAAGAAGCAAACACGAACACTCCTTCTCGACAGTTCTTGTCAACATCAGCAAACACAGAGATATACGGCATTACTCTTGAAACCGGTACAGACGAGGGATATGCAATTACAAATAACCGACCCACTGAAGGAGATCTCATTTGGTTTCCTATGGTTGACAAGTTATTTGAGATCAAGTTTGTAGAGCACGAAGCGGTTTTCTATCAGATGGGAAGACTTCAAACTTACGATCTTCGCTGTGAATTGTTTACATACAGCAATGAAAGAATCGACACCGGTATCTCTGATATTGATGCAATTGAAGATAATCTCAGTACTGATATCTTAACATTCGAGATTAGTTTGGATGATGATGGTGGTTATGGAGCAGGTGTACTGCAATCTGAAGACGGTGGTTCTATCATGCAGGAGTACAGACTGGAAGATGCTCAACCTACAGCAAATAATGAGTATTTCCAAAGCAACGATCCTGTGTTTAGCCCAAGCGCGGTGATCGACTTTAGCGAGAGCAATCCTTTCAGTGAAGTGGATAGATACTAATGTTTGGACAGCAATACTATCACGGAACTATACGAAAATATGTCATTGCATTTGGTAATCTGTTCAATGACATCATCGTTCAAAGACTTGACTCAAGCGGTAATCGTATTCAAAGCTTATTAGTTCCTCTTGCTTACGGTCCGAAAGAAAAGTGGTTGGTCAGGCTCGTGCAAGATCCAAATCTCGATCAAGATGTGGCAATCACTCTGCCGCGAATGGGTTTTGAGATTCAGAGTATGATATACTCACCGCAGAGAAAACTATCATCAACAATTAAAAATGTCAGGCTGAAAACTACTGATTTTAATAGAGTAGACACACAGTTCATACCAGTGCCGTATGACATCACATTTTTACTTTCTATTTTTGTAAAAAATGCAGACGACGGAGCTCAGATACTTGAGCAAATTTTACCGTATTTCAGACCAGAGTTCACAACACAAGTAAATTTGATTCCTGAAATGAAGATTGTTGCAGATACACCGGTCGTACTACAGGATGTATCTATTGAAGATACCTACGAGGGTGATTTTGATACTCGTAGAGCTTTAATTTATAACCTTACGTTCAGTCTGAAGGGTTATATCTACGGTCCTGTAGCAAACAGCGGTTTGATCAAGCGTGCAATTACCAATTTTGTCGACACGACAACAACCGAACAGCCAACAATAGAGCGAATGACTATTACTCCATCGCAGTTTGCAAATGGTGCACCCCTATTCGTTCCATCGGGCAACAGTGCTCTATCCGTCGCATTGAATCAGATTTCAGCAAATACAGACTACGGCTTCACTACTGATATTACCATAGATCCATTTGATATAACAGAGACATAGCATGAAAACGTATCGCAATTTTATTAATGAAGCCTATATGTTACAATTTGTACGTGATAAAAACATAGATGTTTTGAAAATAAAAGATAGTCGTGAACGAAGCTGGGTAGAAATTCGTGGCAAAAAAGGCTACGAGATTGACGGTTATGATAGAAGGGATAAATTACATCAAGTATTAGATAAGATTGGCAAAGCTGCAAATATGAGTGATTTGATGAACGGAACTCCCGTCAGCATCAATCCAAAACATCCAGATGGTAAAAAAGCTATAGAATTTGTGAAAAAAATAATGAGAGAAAAATGAAAACAACCATGGAAAAGAACATGGAAGATCTATTTGATATTTCTGAATCAACAAAACCAATTATTGAAGTGATGCAAGATGGTCAGGTCCCAAGTGTTTTAGAAAAACATTCTGGAGATGATGATATTGAAGCGGACTACAAATATGCAAGAGAGAATCTCCGAAGTATTATTGACTCTGCTCAAGCTTCAATAGATGATCTTTCCTCTATAGCATCCACGTCTGAGTCACCAAGAGCATATGAAGTTCTATCAACTCTGATGAAAACAATTGTAGATGCTAATAAAGATTTACTTGAATTACAAAGAAAAGTGAAACTATTGAAAGACGAATCATCACAACCAAAGAACGTAACAAATGCACTCTTTATTGGGAGTACATCAGAATTACAGAAACTTATTAAGAAACAAACAGATATTGAATAAATCGGCTCAAGGCCTATTATAATATGCTTGCTAGAAAAGTCAATAGAAATGTCTGAAAATTATTTAGCAAATCCATTATTAAAGCGGGCATATGTTCAGTTAGAGTGGACAGCAGAGCAGGTACAAGAAGTCATAAAGTGCGCGCAGGACATCAATTACTTTATTAAAAACTATGTGAAGATTATCAGTCTTGATGAGGGACTCATTAACTTTGATATGTATGAATTCCAAGAATCTATGGCTGAACTCATTGCCGAAAATAGATTTTCAGTTATTAAAACTTGTAGGCAGGCTGGCAAGACCACAACATCTGCTGCGGTTATCCTTTGGCATATCTTGTTTAACGATGACTACACCGTAGCCATTCTTGCAAATAAACTGACAACTGCTCGCGAGATTTTGTCTCGTGTTCAGCGTGCATACGAAAACTTGCCGAAGTGGTTACAGCAGGGTGTGATGACATGGAACAAAACGAGTATCGAACTTGAAAACGGCAGCAAGATCATTGCTTCATCTACAGCTTCTAGTGCTATTCGTGGTTACTCGATTAACTTTCTATATCTTGACGAATTTGCTTTCGTTCCTCGTAATATTCAAGATGATTTCTTCACCTCAGTTTACCCCACAATTATTTCTGGTACGAATACCAAGGTGGTCATCACATCGACACCAAATGGCTTTGATCTTTTCTACAAGATCTGGACTAATTCAGTAGAGAACCGAAACGAGTATGTAAACTTTTCTGTAAACTGGTGGGACGTACCTGGAAGAGATGAAAAGTGGCGAGATAAAACAATTGCAAATACCAGTGAAGATCAGTTCCGTCAAGAATTTGAAGCGGAATTTATAGGATCATCAAATACACTCATTGCTCCTAGTGTCCTTCGTGCAATGACATTTAAAACACCTGTGTCTACATACTATGAGGGTAGTTTAAACGTATACGAAGAGCCAGTACAAGACAGAGCATACTTTTGTGTTGCTGATACGAGCAGAGGTGTTGGTATTGACTCATCTGCCTTTATTATTGTTGATGTGACAGAAATACCCTATAAAGTAGTTGCGGCATATAAAAATAATACCATAGCGCCAATCGTATATCCTGAAGTAATCTACAACGTAGTAAAATCATACGGTGATGCATTTACTCTTGTGGAGATAAATGATAATGGGCAGCAAATTGCTGATATTCTCGCCAATGACTTAGAATATGAAAACATTATCTATACAACAATGCAGGGCCGTGGTGGTCAGGTAATAGGCGGTGGATTTTCATCAAATAGTCAGAAAGGCGTACGAACTACAAAACCAGTAAAGCGTATAGGCTGTGCCACAGCAAAGACGATGATTGAAAAGCACAAAATTATTTTAAATGACTTTGATTTAATTAACGAAATGTCAACCTTTATTCAAAGAGGTAATTCTTATGAAGCCGAACAGGGCGCTCATGATGATTTGATGATGTGTGTAGTGCTTTTCTCGTGGGCTTCTAACCAGCAGTTCTTTAAGGAATTGACCGATACGGATTTTCGTAAAAAATTATTAGAAGAGCGTGATAAACTTCTATCCGATGATGTTTTGCCATTCGGTTTTTATGACGATGGTAGTGATGAAAGCGAGCTAATAATAAATAATCCAACCGGTGAAATTTGGCACAACGATACTAGCAATAAGTGGTATTCTTGGTGATAATCCTATTTTTATAAATAATAATGAACTAAAAATGCTATTAGCTTAGTAGATAGGAGATGACACAATGCCTTTTCAAGTATCACCAGGCGTTAATGTAACGGAAATTGATTTAACTACCGTTATTCCAGCAGTCTCCACGACGATCGGTGCTATTGCCGGACGTTTTGATTGGGGTCCTGCTGGAGTAAGAGTACTTGTTGATTCTGAAGATACACTAGCGCGGCAATTCTGGAAGCCAAACTCAAATAACCACCCCGAGTGGTTCACTGCTTCAAACTTTCTTGCATATGGTAATGCCTTATACGTATCTCGCGTGAAGAATGAAGCAAACAATGCAACATCAAGTGGGAATACAGCAGTTCGTATCCTAAACGATGACGATTATGAAAATAACTATTCGACCGGTACAGGCGGTTCTGCAACATCTTGGGTTGCAAAATATCCTGGTTCATTAGGTAACTCACTAAAAGTTTCAATCTGCCAGTCAAACGCTGCATGGTCAAATACAGTCTTAAGTTCAACATTCAGTTTTAATGCAGGTAGTCAGACTGTAACGACTAGTGCAAACGTTGGCGACGTAGTTACTGCTGGTGACTTCCTCGTTCACGCCAACTCATCGGTTTCAATCAATGTTCAAGTTGACTCGATTGCAGCGAACGGTACATCTATTACTCTGAAGAAAGGTCCAACTACTGAGGATCTTGGCGCTGCATCACTCACAACTACTGCAGGTGATATTACTCGCCGTTGGGAATACTTCAACTTCTTCGATGCCTCACCGGGAACATCTACATATGCTGCCAGACTTGGTGGTGCTAACGATGAGATGCACATCGCAGTTATTGATGAGGATGGAGAGATCACAGGAATCAAGGGTCAAGTTATTGAGCGATTTGGTTCAGTCTCGAAAGCATCTGACTCTCTCTTTGATGACGGTACTGCCGCATACTATAAGAACGTAATTAACACTCGGTCTCAATGGATCTGGTGGGCTGGTCATGATCCACAACTTGGTATTACTGGAACACCATTGGCAACGGATACATTTACTGCATCATCCACACTGCCTCAAACGACCTCTATGGCTGGTGGTGATAACGGTGGTGATCCATCAAATGCAGAGCTTATCAATGCTTATGATCTGTTTGAATCAGCTGAAGATGTTGATGTTTCTTTCCTATTGGGTGCTGATGCAAACCAGACTGTAGCGACACATCTTATCAATAATATCTGCGAAACAAGACTTGATTGTATCGCGGTACTTTCACCAGAACAAGCTGACTGTGTCAATAACAGCACATATGCTGGCAAAGAGAAAGATGATATCGTTGCGTTTAGAAATACTCTACCATCGACATCTTATGCAACACTTGATAGTTCTTGGAAATATCAGTACGACAAGTATAACGACGTGTTCCGATTTGTACCAATGAACGGTGATACTGCCGGTCTCATGGTTCGGACTGATACAACACGGGATCCATGGTTCTCACCAGCAGGTTTCAATCGTGGTAATATCAAGAACGTCGCAAAACTCTCATACAATCCACGCAAGGCAGATAGAGACGAACTCTATAAGTCTGGTATCAATCCGGTAGTAACATTCCCAGGGCAGGGAACGGTACTATTCGGCGATAAGACACTTTTGGCAAAGCCAAGTGCCTTCGATCGTATCAATGTTCGTCGGCTCTTCATTGTCTTGGAGAAAGCAATCTCAACCGCTGCTAAGTTTACTCTCTTCGAGTT